GCTACAACCAGAATTTACCAGGCAAAGAAATGAACTAGAAAGTAATCTTGTAAATCGTGGTATACCCATAACAAGTGAACCATACAACCAAGCTGTAAACAGGCTTGAATCACAACAAAACGAACAACTACAAAGACTAGCGCAACAAGCTACATTAGCAGCAGGTCAAGAGTCTGATAGATTAGTCAACCAGACTAGACAGAATAGGGCTATGGAGTTTGGTGAAAGAGCAGCCACAGGTGAATTTGGACTAGCAAGACAGCAACAGGGATTTACACAAGATGCAGCTAATGTTCAGCTACAAAACGCAGCTAGACAACAACAGATAGCCGATCAGTTACTATCTAACCAAGTTGCACAACAGCAAAGAAGTAGAGAGATAGCTGAAAGAAATGCACTTAGAGGTCAGAACTTTAATGAGTTAGCAGCCTTACTTGGTGGCCCACAGATACAACAAGCTAGTTTCTTTGCACCAGGAGCAATAGATACTCAAGGGGCATTTGCAGCCCAACAGGCAGCACAACAAAATGCTTTCAACCAAGCAATGGGTAACAGACGAGCTGATTTAGGTGGATTATTTGGATTGGCAGGTAATCTAGGCGCAGCATACTTACTTTCATAGGATAAATAATGGCAATACCACCAAGAACAATGAGTCCAAGTTTTAGATTTAAGGCACTTAACCCTGCATTTCAGTCTGATCCTAGACGTATATTAGGACAATCCTTGATGACACAGGGTCTATCGTCAGCACCAGTACAAACACCTTTACAGGGGCTAGGTAGGCTTAGTTCTGCATTAGTTGGTGCTTACCTTCAAAAAGGTGCGATAGACCGACAAGTGGCAAGAGAAAGTGATTTCCAAGATAAACTAACAAACGCATTGTCTGGAATGGATTTACCTGCAAATTCTCCAATTAGGGCTTTATTTCCCTTTGCTCCAGAAACAGCATTAGGTGCTGCAATAACTAGAGACACTAATTTAGAAATAGCAAAGGCAAAAGCCCCTGCCACATTTAGTAAACCAACACGAGATGAAATAATAGCAGCAGGTGGTAACCCAGAAGCAAGTGGTTTGTATCAAAAAAACGATAAAACAAATAAATTAGAATTTACACGAATAGACGACATTCCTAAAAGTGGGTTTCCATCTTTGGTCAATGAATTAATTAGGATAGATAAAATACCAGAAGAAAATAGAACAAGAGCAGATGACCTGACGTTTAAGTTCTATTCAGCACAATTATCAAGACCTAGAGAAGTTCCAGTAATGGATGAAAACACAGGTAATACAGTCTTGCGAAAAATACCAGGTATTAATGTCAAAGCGATTTTGTCTGGTGAAACTACAAATAATGAAGAAAAAGTTAGCGAAGACAAAGTGAATGAAAATGTAGTTAAATTTGCAAAGTTAAATAAAACTGAATCTGAATATGTAGGTCAATTAAAAACATCACAAGCTGAATTAGATAAATTAGTAAATATTTTATTTGAAAATGGTGACATAGAAAATGGGGCAATAAATACAAATGTTATTCGGTTATTAAGTCTTCCTGGTGCTAAAATATTTAGTGGTGATGCAAAAGTAGCTAACAACATTTTAATGAATTTGTCAGATTTGACATTAAGAAAAAGAACTGGTGCAACTGCAAATCAATCAGAAATAGATTTATATTATGGTCAAATAACACCTGGTATAACAGATGGTGACTCCCTTACTAGATTTAAAATACAAAGATTAGTTCGTGACTTAAATAATAATATTGGGGTTTTCTCTCAAGGCAGAAACATTGAAGGTTTAAAACCATTAGTTATTAAGAGAAATGAAACTAGTTCAGATGAAGAAGTAGAATTTTAAGAGGTATAAATGGCTAAATCTAAAATTAATGAAAGTGGTGCTAGTGCAGGTTTAAGATCATTAGTAGCTGATGCACCAAATGACAAGAAAAAATCTGTTTTAGAACAATATTTTAGTAAAGTTTTTACCACTTCTGAATTACAAGCAAAAAATCCAAAGCTGAAACTTATTGATAAATATGGTGAAGATAATTTCTTTTATGTAGATGAAAACAATAAGCTTAATGTGTTTAATCCACCAGTATTAGAAATGGGAGATATAGCAGCAGGTGGCAGAGAAGTAGCTTCATTAGTTGGTGGTGGTGTAGGTGGTATGGTTACATCTCCAGGTCTTGTAACAACTCCTACTGGTGTTGCTTTTGGAAGTGAAATGGGTGGTCAGTTATACGACAACATATTGAATTACGTTATGGGCAGCAAAGAGCAAAGAACCCTACCACAAAACATTGTAAGAGCAGGTGAGAACATAGGCATGGAAGCCATAGGTGGCAAGATTGCTGATAGTGCTTTACGAGGTGTTAAGTCAGCATTTAAAAAAGGCACACAGACTTTAACTGGTATCAGACCAGGGCAAAGGGCTTCAGACTTTGATAGGATTGGTGTTCAACCAACAGTAGCCACATTAACAGGTAGCAGAGGTGTTGCTAATGTTGAGGAAGTTCTAGGTGGTAATATATTTGCTGATGATATTATTGGTGCATCAAGAGATAAATTACAAAAACAATTACAAGATGTAGTAGGTAAAATTACAAAAGATTTAGGCGATGCTGCACCAAGTATTCAAGACGTTGGAACAATAATAAAAACAGGTTCAAAAAACTATTTTGATAAAATACAGAATAAAAAAGAAACTTTGTATGGGGCAGCTTTTGATGCAGCAGGTAATGCAAAAGTAAATTTAAACAATATAAGAACATTGAAAGCAAATTTAGAAAATGAATTAGCTTCAGCACCTAACACATTGAAAAGTATATATAAACCATCATTAGATAAAATTAATAATTTAATTAAAGATGCTACTGATGGGTTTGTGCCACTAAGTGTTGCTAGGCAAATTCGTACTGAAATAGGTAAAATTATTGGCCCTGCTACACCAGGAAAGGTTAAAATTGAATCTACAGGTGATGGCAAGTTAAATGCCATTTATGGTGCGTTGTCAAAAGACATATTTGCATCTGTTGATGCAGTAAGTCCTCTAGCAAGTAGGTTGTTAAAAAAAGCAGACCAATATAATAAATTTGTCTCTAAAAAAACAGGTGGTGTAGAAAAAACTATTGAGACTATTCAAAACAAAGCACTTGATTCACAGGTTTTTACTTTTGCTATGCAAGGTGGAAAAGAAGGTAGCCAAAGAATTAAAGAGGTTTTTAAGACACTTACTAAAGCAGAAAGAGATGCTGTCTCATCAACTATATTTTCAAGATTAGGTTATAACAAAGCTGATCCTAGTTCTGGTTGGTCACCTACAACATTTTTAAATGAGTGGGATAAATTAGATACAGGTGTTAAAAGAGTATTGTTTAACAGACCAAGACAAAAAGAAATAGCAAAAGAAATAGATAGTCTTGTAAGGGTTGTAAGAACAGTTGATGAAAGACGTTTGCTTAACAATGCATCAAGAACTGGGCGTGTGAATATTGGTTTTGCAAATGTAACATCATTGCTTACATCAGGTGGTTTGTTTCTAACAGGACAGCCAGTAGCAGGTGCAGCAGTAGGAGCGACAGTCTTAGCACCTAGATTTGCTGCAAAGCTAATGACAAGCCCTAAATTTATTAGATGGGTAAAATCTACTGCACAAGTAGCTACTACAGCACCTAATCAGCTAGTAACACAATTTGGTAAATTATCAGCATTGCCTGGTAAGGATGGCGAACTTGCAGAAGCTATTAATTCTTTTACAGGTAACCTTCAACAAAATTTAGGATTACCAACAGTTAATATAGAATGACCCAAAAAAAACTACAAAAAGAATCTATCTACGCAGAGTATGACGAAGATGGAGATGGGATAGTTAGTGACGAAGAACTAAGTCATGTAAGTGAAATAAAGAAGCTAGAACATGATTTACGCAAACAAAGGGCGCAAAGAAGAATGGCTACTGCCAGTTTGGTTGCAATGGCTGCTTTTACTTTTGCGATGTTCTTTGTTGATCTTGATAGAGTTAAGGCTTTGGCAGATATTAGTAACCTTTTCTATATTACTGGGGGTGGCATTGTCGCTGCCTACATGGGTGCATCTGCTTTTATGAATAGGAATGGTAAATGATACAAGCACTTATAGGGCCTGTCAGTTCACTTTTTTCTAGTTGGTTGGACAAGAAGAAAGCAGAACAAGAGGGTAAATCTGCTGTTGCTAAAGCGAAGGCTGAAGCAGAAGCAAAGGTAATGGTAAGTTCAGCTACATCTGCTGCTGAATGGGAAAAACTAATGGCAAAAGGTTCTACACAGAGCCTTAAAGATGAGTGGCTAACACTATTGTTTAGCATACCTCTTATCCTAGCTTTCTGTGGTGATTGGGGAAGGCAAATAGTAGCCGATGGATTTACAGCCCTAGAAGCTATGCCAGAGTATTATCAATACACTTTAGGAATAATTGTAAGCAGTAGTTTTGCAGTTAGATCAGCAACTAAATTTTTTGGGAAAAGAAAATGAGTAATATTTACATGAGGTTATACGATTTATTTCATGCAATATCTGATGTTTTTTGGAAAAAATATGTTGATTCAATAAAAAAGAGGGCAAAGCAAGATCATGGCACTACCAGGCAAAAAAAAGAAAAGCACCAAGAAAAAAGCAGTACCAACAAACAAGGCTCTGTACGCAAGAGTAAAGGCCGAAACAAAAAGAAAGTTTGACGTATATCCATCAGCTTATGCAAATGCTTATTTGGTAAGGACATACAAAAAACGTGGTGGAAAGTATAGGACTGCATAATGGCAAAGCCTAGTGGTGGACTTACAAAGTGGTTCAAGAAAGAAAAATGGGTAGATATTTCTGCGCCTAAAAAGGGTGGTGGCTATGAAAAATGTGGTCGTAGCAAAGCCAAAGGCAGTAAGAGGGGTTATCCTAAGTGTGTTCCATCTGCAAAAGCTAAGACTATGACTAAGGCACAGATAAGATCGGCTGTTAAACGCAAACGTGCCAACCCAAAAGGCAAAGTAAAAACCATAGTTAGAAAGAGGAAAAGATAATGCCATTCAGTAAATATTCTCCAAAGCAAAAAAAACTAGCTAGAACAGCCCCACCAAGAAACAAAATAACTGGTGCAGATTTTAAAAAACTCAAAAAAAAGAAAAGGAAAAAGTAATGGCAAAAGGTGTAAAGCATTATTTTAGAGATGGCACAGAACACAAGGGTGGTATGCACAGGATGCCAAATGGCAAGTTACATTCTGGTAAGACACATACTAAATCTTCAAAACCATTATTTCACATGAATGAACTATCCAAAACTGCACAGGCTAAAGCTAGAAAAAGAAAGTAAGATCATGGATATTGAGCAGTTAAGAAAAGAACTAGAAGCTGATGAGGGCTGTAAGTACGAAATATATTTGGATCATCTTGGCTATAAAACTTTTGGTATTGGTCACTTGTGCAAAGCTACTGATCCAGAAAATGATATGGATGTAGGCACAGAGGTATCAGAGGAAAGAGTTAAAGACTGTTTTAACAAGGACATAGAGTTAGTACTTAACGACTGTGAATTATTATATGATGACTTTGAACACCTGCCAGAAGATGCGCAGCTAATCATAGCCAACATGATGTTTAATCTTGGTTATCCTCGACTAAGCAAATTTGTAGGCATGAAGTCTGGTGTAGATAATAGAGATTGGAATAAAGCTGCTGATGAGATGATTGACTCTAATTGGTATAAACAAGTGCCAAACAGAGCAGGTAGGCTTGTCAAACGTATGAGGGCCTTACATGGCTCAATCTAAACGTAAGAAGAAGTCAGTAAATCTATCTGTTGGTAGAGGTGAAAAGCTATCAGTTAAGCAAGGTGGTGGTCTTACTGCAAAAGGTAGGGCTAAATACAATCGTGCTACAGGCAGTAAATTAAAAGCACCAGTAACAGGTAAAGTTAAACCAGGCAGTAAAGCTGCTGCTAGAAGAAAGTCTTTTTGTGCTAGGTCTAGGAGTTGGACAGGGCCAAGAGGGAAAGCTGCAAGACGCAGATGGAAATGTTAACAACTAAGGAGATATATCATGCCTATGGGTAAAGGTTATGGCTCTATGAAGCCAAAGAAAAAGAAAACCAAAATGGTTAAAAAAGTTAAAACAAACAAGATGGCTAAAAGACGTAGAGTATAGGGTGACAGGTCAAAAATAGTCTGTTTCTTTTTTTGCAATAGTCTGTAAATATAAAATTTGACTTATAGTTTTGTAGTAAATAAAATTCTTGTAAGTAGAGGATTATTTATGAATCTTTTTAAGTCTGTACCTAAAAATAAATCTAGTGTTTTCAATGGCTTACAAGCCAAGTTAACAGGTTCGAATCCTGTCGCGCTCACCACTTTCCTCTATTTGGATTGTGGTAGTAAATACAATGACTTAGCTAATAACTCATTGAAAACATTATCTAATTTAAAACTATCTATCCGATTTTGGTCTGATTTTACTCCGAAGTTGATCCGAGAAATAAGGTCAAAATTCGGTGTTTTTAGCCCCAAAATAGTCTGTAAAAGTCTGTTAGATTTTTTTCAGCAATCCCAAAATAAATTTAGTGTGACAGGTTATGACCTTGAGTGTGACAGGTTAAGTTTCAAAAATAGTCTTTTTTTACTTGCATTAGTATGCGAAAACGCATATAATATTATTATAATAAGCGAAAATGGTTAGGAGACCTATTATGAAAAACGATAAAAAAAGAAGTGCAGTTACAAATTATGAGTTTAATTTTACACATTGGTCAGATGATGATCTTTTAAGATGTTACTATGATTGTATTAGTAAATCTGCTGAATGTCTTAATCCAGACGAATTTCAACCTTCAGCATCAAAAGCCTATATTGAAGATGCCAATGAATATTACCAAGAAATTAAAAGTCGTGGTTTAAAAGTATATCTTTTGGCTCAAAGTGTTTCAAATGCTTAAGAAAGACTTAAACTACTTAATTAACACAGTTATTGGTCAGAGTGTACTCGATCAAATGTGTCAAGCCGTTCTATTTTCAAAGCAGCAAATGATTTTTGAAATGAAAAGCAATGAAGAATTAGTGGCTCAATTTATATCTAAATGTATTAACAAGGGGGCAAGATAATGAAACAATCAAAAGTAAAATTTGCATTTAATGACAATTATAATATGAACTGTGATATTGATGAACTGAAAAAATTAGGTTTTCAAAACTCATCATATCATAACGATTTAGCACCCTCTTACACTAATTCAAAAGGTAATATTCAAGTATACTTTTTTGATCTTGAGGATGAGTCAATAAAAAATGAGGGCATTGAATATAAATATTCTATTCTAAAATTAGACGAACATGGTGAATATTTAGATGATGTAGGGCAAGTAGATACATTTGAAGAAATGATAAAATTAGTCAAAGCATCTGAATAGGGAGCAAAATAATGTCAGTTAGATTTAACAAAGATAAATATAATGGCTACTATGCTACTGTTAATGGTCGTAGATTTAGAGGTAAAACTAAAGAAATTATTTTAGATAAGATTAAAGAAGCAGGTAAAATTAGCGATTTAAAACCTAAAAGTAATTTAACTGTTAAAGATGCCTTTGATAGCTTCTTGCCTTATGCAAAGCAGAATGTAGCCCCTACAAGCTATCGAAACTATTTAGGCTATATAAATAATCATTTAGCTGATGAACATTCACCTTTTATGGTCGATGATAAACCTCTAATTGATTACAAGATAGCAGAATTAGATAATCACAGAATGGGTAAAATATTTAATGCACTTAAAAGAGCTAAACACAATATTTCAGCTACAACCATTGTTCATATCTATAGTGTTTTAAAAAGTGCAATTACTTACATATATAATGAGAATAAAAAGCACTTTGACATCAATCCATCTGAAAGTAAAAAGGCTAAAATTAGCAGACCAAAGAAACAAGTATGGTGTCCTAATAAAGAACTAGCTAGAGAAGTCTTAGAAGCAGTTGACAAGTATTGCACACCTGACAATGCTTTATTTACTCACCTATGCTCATTGGGGCTTAGATCAAGTGAGGTTAGCCCATTAAAAGCTAGTGATTTCTTTTTTAACTCACCAAAGCCTTTTGTCAAAATTACAAGAGTGCAAACTAGGTATGGTATTAAATACAATGAACTAAAAAATGGAGAACAAGAACGATTTGTTTACATTGGTGCTCAATCAGTAGAAAGAATCAAATCTTATATTAT